ATGGCGTTTAACACACGCCCTTTTTTATCGGAGAATTTATGTTAATCCCAGAACCAAACAACACAATATCGTCATTAATAGACGAAGCCCACGCAGAAAGGAAAGAGAAACCACGTCCACACATGGGCGCGTCAACGCTTGGTCATAAGTGTGATCGTTATTTATGGCTAAACTTTAGATGGGCTGTTCAAGAGAAATTTCAAGGCAGGATATTAAGGCTTTTTAGACGCGGACACATGGAAGAAGTCACCATAGTTCAAGATTTACGCGCTATAGGTATAGATATTGGCTCAACTACAGAGCATCAGGCGCGTGTTAATTTTGGCTGTCATGTGTCAGGAAGCATGGACGGTGTTATCTTTTCAGGCGTGCCAGAAGCGCCAAACACTAAGCATATTTTAGAAGCTAAAACACACGCTTTAAAGTCGTTTGAGGACTTGCTTAAGCATGGTGTAGAAAAGTCAAAGCCAATGCACTACATACAGATGCAAGTCTATATGCTTGGCTCTAAGATTGACCGCGCTCTTTATTATGCTATTTGTAAAAATGACGACCGGATATACACAGAGCGCGTTAAGTTTGTGCCTGAAATAGCAGAAAAGTATATTAATAGAGCTCACAGCATTGTTAAGTCTGATCGAATGCCTGAGCCGTTAAGCGCTGACTCTAGCTGGTTTGAGTGCAAGTTTTGCCCAGCGCATGATTTTTGCTTTAAGTCTAAAACAACTAAGCATGTTAATTGCCGAACATGCGCCCATACAACAGCACTTAATGATAGTAGCTGGAGGTGTGAACGTCATAACGCTGACAATATCCCTGTTGATTTTCAACATAACGGCTGTGACTCGCACGTTTTACATCCTGACTTAGTGCCATATCAGCGCAAAGACTCACCCGATTCTAATCATGCTGTTTATGTGATAAATGGTGTTGATGTGCTTAATGGCGAGGATGGTTATAAATCGACAGAAATACTGGCTAATCCAGCGGCATGTATTAGTAATGATGCTGGATTGAATTAAATTAGAAATGTATTTAATGGAAAAATAACAGCATGAAATTACGCGATTATCAACAACGCGCCATAGATGATTTATATAAATGGTTTAGCGCAGGAAATAAAGGCAACCCCTGCCTAGTCTTGCCAACAGGTTCAGGAAAAAGTCACATAGTGGCGGATTTGTGTAAAGATGCCCTGCAACAATGGCCTGAAACTCAAGTATTAATGCTGACCCACGTCAAGGAATTAATAATCCAAAATGCTGAGAAGATGCGGGAACATTGGAAAGGTGCGCCAATGGGTATTTACTCATCAAGCTTAAATAAGCGTCAATTAGGCGAACCCATAACTTTTGCAGGCATACAGTCAATCAGAAACAAGGCCGACCAGTTAGGCCATATTGATCTAGTTATTATTGACGAGTGTCACTTGGTGTCACACAAAGATGAAGGAGGTTATAGAAAGCTATTAGCCGCTTTATTAGTTATTAATCCTGCCCTTAGAGTCATTGGCTTAACTGCCACGCCATACCGTCTTAATCACGGCCTAATTACCGATAAACCAGCATTATTTGATGATTTAATCGACCCTGTAAGCATTGAGTATTTAATAAGTAAGGGTTATTTATCTGTACTTAGATCAAAAACAACTAAAGCAAAGCTAGATACCGGCGAAGTGCATAAACGAGGCGGTGAGTTTATCGACTCTGAGCTGCAAGCCGCTGTCGATAATCACGATAAAAACACCGAGGTTGTAAGCGAGGTTATTAGACTGGCTCAAGATCGAAAGGCGTGGTTATTCTTTTGCTCTGGTGTTGCCCATGCTCAACACATAAAAGAAGTATTAATATCGCAAGGTATCATTGCAGAATGTATAACCGGAGAGACCAACCAAAAGGAACGCGCCCAAATTATTGATGATTTTAAGGCCGGTAAAATTAAAGCCTTAACTAACGCCAATGTTTTAACCACTGGCTTTGATTATCCGGATATTGACTTAATCGCAATGCTTAGGCCGACTATGTCAGCATCTTTATACGTCCAAATGGCTGGGCGTGGTATGCGCCCTAAGTCACACACAGATCATTGCTTAGTATTAGATTTTGCAGGTGTAGTTGAAACACATGGCCCGATTACTAATGTAAAGCCACCAAATAAGAAAGAGAAAGGAGACGGAGAAGCACCAACTAAACTTTGTGATGATTGTGGTGAACTTGTCCACATATCTGCTACTGCCTGCCCTGCTTGTGGCTTTGTTTTTCCACCACCCGAACGACCAGACTTGTTACTAAGAAACGATGACATCATGGGTATTGAAGGCTCAGAAATGGAGGTAACGAGTTGGAATTGGAGAAAGCATACGTCTAAGACATCAGGAAAAGAAATGCTGGCTGTGACCTACTATGGCGCGTTATCTGATGTGCCAGTTACCGAGTATTTATGCGTGTTGCACGAGGGTTATGCAGGGGATAAGGCTAGAAGATTGTTTAGTACAATTATGGATGGAGCAACAAATTATAATTTTAAAGGTTCTTTAAGGGACAACAGGCTTGAGCATGTTGCTGAGTTATTGCAAGATAACCAACAATTTTTTCCACCATCATTAATAGAGTACACCAAAGACGGTAAATTTTACCGCGTAATAAACAGGAGTTGGGAGCATGTATAAAGAACCTGATTTTTTAATTGAGTATAAAAGAATGAAGGCATTACCACCGCCTAAATGCTGTCATACATGTGATTTTTACGGAAAAAAATACATGTTTTGTTCAAAATATGACACTAATCCGCCTGAATCTTTTGCTAATACCTTAGATTCTTGCCCTGATTACTTTGAGGAGATCCCATTTTGATTGAAAAAATACCGAGCGAACACCACGAACAAGCGTTGTTTGTGCAGTGGTTTAGGCGCACATACCCTGGTGTTTTAATCCACTCTATACCCAATGGCGGACACCGCAGCCAAGCGACCGCCATTGCTTTAAAAGTGGAGGGAACAGTTAAAGGAATACCAGATTTATTTATACCAGAATGGCGAGTCTGGGTAGAGATGAAGCGCATAAAAGGCGGCTCATTAAGCCAAGATCAAAAAAATATTATTGCTTATCTTGAAAGCGTAGGCTACCAAGTCATTGTTGGCAAAGGGTTTTTACATGCTAAAGAACAAATACAACAATTAAATATTAAAAATTAATATTTTAATGTTTACTTTTAAACTCATAGGTTTAAAATAGCTGCAACTTAACAGAAGCAAGATATCTCCTCGGCCCGAAGGCCACATTCTATACCCCGTGCAAAGCGGGGCTTTTTTGAATTTAGTAAGCCCTGTCGTGATAACACGTGACACTGGACAGGGCGCAAGTAAATAGGCGGTTGTCGGGGATTTATTGGCCTTAACAAAAACCGAGCATGCAAGCCCATCTATATGCAAACCCAGCAAACGCGGGATCTAAAATCAGTTGGTAGTTGCATGACGATTAACCGAGCTCAAAGCGGTTAATGCTAGAACCGTAACTAGCAGGGTATGACTTTAAACAACACGAATACCCCTCTTTGACTTAGTTTAGTCAGAGAGGACTTTTAAAACTGATGATTGTGCTAATAGTCATCAGCTTTAAAAGTCAATCTTATCCATTGCCGACCGACTTTAAACAGGCACGAAATGGAACGCTTATGAGAGTTAAGCGCGACGAGGCTACCGTCATAAAATAAGCAATTTACTATCGCGCTAGACAGCTCTAGCGCACCTTATTTGGAATTATTTATGAGTCTATTAAGACGCATTTTAGGCAGTAAAAAACAAGAATTTGTTAAGCATGATTTTGTAAATCTGTCAGCAAAGTTGTCAATCGAAGATTATGAAGCTCATTGGCATCGTGAGCATTCTCAAGCAAAAATTAGCAAGCTGGCAGCAGCGGCCACTATTATCATCTGCGGACTTGTCGCAAGCTTTGCTTACAGTAAAGCAACACCTGCATACAGCGCCCAAGTGGCTGTCTGTAGCCTTGTTGATCAAGCAGGGGGTGAGTAATGTCACATCAAACTGCGTACGACAACCTAAGTGATGGCAGCTTTGTAACAAAAGCGGATGATAACATACGCGATCTTGCAGAAGACATTGCGCTTAAAATTATGCGTAATTATGAGGATGACAGCACTCAAGTACTCAACATATTATCAGAGTACTTAACTAGGATGGCGCTAGGGCAACTTGATAGTAGCGCTACTGACGATTTTCACGCAATGCTTGATGAGGTAATTACGGGGGCGGATGATACCCCTTTTAGCGATTTTGTAGCCTCTGCGATACGTGCCGAAGCCTACAGCTTAGCGGAGCTAAATTTATGAGGTGGCCGCATTGAAAGCGCAGGTTTTAGAGTAGCAATTAAATAACACTGACGCGCTCAGCAATGGGCGCAAAACTACATCTATAATAAAAATAAGGAGTTATAACTATGCCACAAACTTCAGTACAAAAACATTATCAGCTGCACAAAAAAGAAATCAGCGCTAAGAATGCGAGTCACCAAGCTGCTAGACGCTATGCAGAAGCAAATGGTTTGATGACTAGATCACAAGCCGCCTGTTATTTAGATATTACTACTCAGCAGCTTACAAACATTGAGTCATCAATTAGGAACATAGGCAATGTGTGGAGTCTACAGCATTTAAACCGTAGCTTTTACACAATTGAATCGATCGAAGCGTGGAAGTTAGCTAATAAAGAATACTTTGCTAATATAAAAAAACTAAGCGGCCCAGAGCCGCTGCGGGCAGCGCCAATGCTTGAAATGATCATTAATCTTATGCGTGACAATGCAGAATTATCGATCATAACAGCTAAGTACAGAAAGGCTCAGGAGCTTAAATCATTAGAATCAAGGTACGCATTATGAGAAGGCTATTGCTGTCGTTGCTGCTAGTCTCATCAGCCTCTAGCGCCTCAGAAGTCCAGTGCTTATCACGCATCATGTTTTCTGAGGCCAAGGGCGAAAGCCTGTTGGGTGTTTTGGCAATCGCATCAGCGTCTAAAAATCGTAGTGTTAGATCAGGTGTTTCAATCTGCAAATTGAAGGGTGTGACATCAGAACCGATCCCCGCTGATATTAAACCCCACTTTGAAGCGCTGGCTAGATCAACGCTAAACAGCAAAAAAAGCGTGGTCTTGAGCGCTGACAGCTGGAACACCGGCACTAAGCCGCACTTGAAAGGAGATATAACACGCCAGATAGGCAAGCATGTTTTTTATACGATGCTGGGGGAGTTATGAGTAAAGTATTAGCGGTATTGCTAGAGCTAAAAGAGTGTTCGGATTATTGGTCTGATTACGCTGTTCCAATCGGCATACATGAACGGATTGACGCGGCTATAGCTGAACTACTCGCCCAACCTGAGCAGACTGAGCCTGAGCTTAATCAAAAATCCTTTCGTGGGCTTGAATTGAGTGGGGATAGCTACCCACCCGAGTATATTGAAGAATCTCCTATGTATGACAGGACAATACATGATAATCCAGACGCATTGGCTTGGACAAGATTTTTCATGGAAACACATCCATCCTGTAATGTTGATGATCAAACCATGTTTGGGTGGTTTGCAAATGCAATGATGGCGATGCTCGACCATACTTGCAGAAGCATAGCACCACCCAAGCGTGAGCCTTTGAGTGATGATGCAATTAGAGCTATTGTTAACCAACTACCTACCGATGTTGATTTAGATACTGGAATTGAGTTTTGTAGAATTATTGAAAAACATTGGGGCAGCAGAGCGTGACTTAAAGCGTGAGCCTTTGACTGGGAAAGAATTATCACAGGCCACCAAAGGTATGAGTGAGTTTGGTGCTGACATGTTTAAGGCAGGAATTGCAGCGGCAGAAAAAGCACACGATATTGGAGTAGATGATGAATAAAGAAAGAGAGGCGGTGTTATGAGAGCTGATAAAGAGACTATACTGATAATAGTTTGTGCAGTTGTTGTTTTTACTGGAATGTTCAGCGTAATGACTTATGAATTACATGCGAAAAGAACTTGCAAGGAATTGGCGATAGCTCATGATATGCCCTATCTAGAAATAAAAGAGTTATGTCAATGAGTAAAGAAAGAGAGTTGTTGGAAAGAGTATTAGCTTACGTGGTTGCTAAAGAGCTAGTAGTAGATGACTTTGAAATGACTACTCAAATAGATGAAACTTTTATAGAAATTAAAGACTACCTCGCCCAACCTGAGCAAAAACGTGAGCCTTTGAGTGATGATGAAATTTTTGACGCTTGGATTCCATCGAAGGTCTCGCCATGCGGTCAATCTTTTAACGCTGGGGTCAAGTTTGCTGAAAAAGCACACGGCATAGGAGTAGATGATGTCTAAAGACCAGCTTTTACTTAAAGCAGCATTGCAACAACTAATATATGTTTAGAGTTACAAAAGCAATAAATCAGCTTCTTTTTTACGTCTAATAGTCAAACCGTTTAGTGGGATACCGTTAGCTTTATCCCACTTTTTAATTTCGCCCGCTGCGGCTAACCAATTACTCTGATCTACGTATTTTTTAAGCGTAGATTTTGAGTAATTGCCAATACCTAAATTAAATATGAAATCTGCAATTGCAGCATGCCTGTTAGGTGATGTAAGCGTAGGGGATGATTTTATGGCTGAACTAAGTACGCCATGCGCCAATATATCAAGCTCTGCATCAGATTGCGCTTGAGTCCAGACCAGACCCTTTTTTATGTCTATGCCTGTACAGCCATAACCGATAGTCCATACGCCTGCAGGGCATTGATAGGCCGTTAATTTACAGCCCTCACTGTCTTTAATTAGTTGAGTTAATACCTTCAAGCTGTTCATTAATATTTACTAGCCATAGGCTTCTCACCTCTACCAACCGATAATGATAGAGCTTTTTTAGTTGCCATTAGTGTTTCACCATATCAATAAACCACGCGGCAGCAGTCGCAACAGACGCACCAATTCCGCCAACAATTAGTAAGGTTTTCCAGCCGCCCTGTGCTTCTGACAAAGTTACGCTAATGCTTCTAAGTTCCTCCTTTATTTCTTCGATGTCTTTAGCCATTCTGTCCATGTCCGCCTCTATGTGCTTAATGTCTGCGCTATGTGTTGCAAGCACTCGTATTGTTTCCAAATTGTTATCAATCATTTACTTACACCCTTATGTTTTTCAAAAGATCTCATTCCTGCCAACCCTAAAAGCCCCATTAAGATCTGCATTGTAATATCGGTATCAATGGCAGGGAAAACGCCCACATAAGCAAAGATAACAGTTGCTGTAAATCGTGCAATAGGTTCAATAATAGCAGAGTAGCATAATGAAAAGCCGCATATCCAGCCAATAGCAGGCCGCCATCCTGAAACGAATAGTGACACACTCGCCGCTTCGACCTTATTAATTTCGAGCTGGGCGAGCTGTAGTTGATAGCTGTTATTGATCTGAGTTGCGGCCTCTGCAAGCCTGCCCTTTAGCTCCGTGTCAGCATCTGGGAAAAATTTATCTAGGCTGGTCTTGATTAAATCAAACCCAGCGGTAAACGGATCAAGTGTCATGGTATTACTTAACCCAAGGCAATGATGGCGTGACAATAGCCGGGTTAATTTGTGCTTCAATTTGATCTGCTACAGACTTTTCATAAGAGGCTACTTGCTCTTCACCTAACGCTGCTTTAGTCCAAGCAATAACCTTATCTAAAGTTAAGTCAGCAAATGGCAAGAAATCAGGTTTAGTTTCATCAACTTCAAAAGATGCGCTACCATAAACAGAGCTAGTATAAGTTCCGTCTGTTGCTTCAAGTGTCCAGTGTGCTGTTACAACATAGTCCAGCATACCTATAACATCAGGTTTGCAACTTAATGCTACGATATTCCAAGTGTTTTTAACCATTTTATAATCCTTAGATTGAAGTTATTGTTTGCCACGCCGCGCCTGTGTAAACACAGAGTTTATCTAATATTGTGTCAAAAACCATTAAACCTGCGGCAGGTGAAGCAATGGCGTTTTTCTGCGTAGTCGTCATATTAGGCATACGCACGCCTTTAGTCGTTGACTGTGCGTCAAGAATAGCCGAGGCGTTTGGTGATGATGTTCCAATCCCCACGTTGCCAGAGTAGTTAATGCGCATAGCAGTGGTCATAGCCACAGCAGCCCCAGCCGTTGTAGAGCCCGACACATTAAAATCCCAACCACCAACACCGCTTGATGAGTGCTTTAACTCTCCGCAATAATTTGAAGTTATTGCCCTGGTGATGTATGTCGAGTCATAATAGATATTAGCACTAAAACCTGTAGTTAATGCGTTAGTCCAAACAGAGGCGGTGTTAACCTGAAGTGCTGTAGCATTAGGATGCCACGCAGCGTAGTTAGCATTTAGAGTTGCGCTTCCTACTACTGATAATTTAGCTGTAGGACTACTAGTGCCAATCCCTACGTTTCCGGATGCATCTTTATAGACCTGACCTGATCCTATGTTTAGTATACCTGTAGAGCCTATGAGTGTGCCTGTGTATGATAGGCTAGTAGCTGCCACAGTGTTTGGTGCAACATTGCCCAGCGCTGATGGTGACGAAAATGAGGCTTGTATAGTTGACACGCTATTGTTTGCCGCTGTTGCACTTGCAGCCGCGCTTGTTGCACTACTTGCTGATGCTGTTGAGCTCCCTGCTGCTGCTGTTGCACTGCTTGCTGCTGCATTTTTAGATGCAAGCGCGGCAGTCGCACTGGCTACAGCGTTGCCAGCAACCGCAACCTCTTGAGTCAGCGCAGGAACAAAACGAGTTCTCCAGCCACCATTTCTTAAACCTGTGGTGGCGTTGTCGTCATCGGTTACAGTTGACCCATCGCCGCCCACTGTTGTGCTAAAGGTTACGCTGCCCATTATAATAATTCCTTAATTTCGTATGATGTTTGGTATCGAGTGTTATACGGCTGAGATATTGGAGACAATGCGCGTAAACGCCCTAAAAAAGCTCGTCTTTGTAAATTTAACGCGTCCGCATCGTCCCAAATATATAAAATTTCAGCATCTGTTCCGCTGATTTTCATAATGTCATTGTTTAAAATTGATTCTGCATAGGTCAAATGGTCAAGCGTAAATTGTGCAACTCGATAACTTTCGCGCCTATCAAAAAATTCAGCGCCACTCATTGCAGTATCTATAGCGGTCGTTGACTCATAACCAATTGACGCGCCTAAATTCATATTCAAAACTGGTTGATATTTAGCACCGATAAAAATGCGCCCAAACTCAACGTAGTTTGATACCGATTCAAAAAATTCAATCTGATAAAATTGTTCAGAAACAACAACGGGAACAGACAAAATCAACGTTTTTGTGTAAAAATTAATCTCTTCATCGGTGGGCGTCAAGTCCCAGAAATGCACGTCTTCCCATTCATAAGTTCCATAAGGCGACTGAGGCCATACGTCTACTTGCCCGCTGTCATAAACCAGTGTTGTATATCCGCTGTCTGAGTAAGCGCGATAACGCCACTTTGCTGATGATGTTAAGTTATGCGCAATAATTCCAACGGTTGAGATAATACGCGTAATGTCAGTTGAAAACCTAAGGCGCGTACTTGAGTTAGCGTTATTTGTTGATCTTGTAACCTTTGATAATTGTCTATTTTGTAAGTTTGTTAAGGGCAATGATGTAGACCATGAGCCATACGCGCCAAACGTTGAGCCGTCTATTCTGTTTTGATAACTGATTATGGTATTACTCATGCTATCCCCAAAGCGTTAGCGTTGCTCTATTAGTTGAATAATCAGACTCGATTCCTATTATTTTGAATAGTTTACCACTATTCAGGCCAAACCTATGCAGTGTTAAGTTTGCAACATTAACTAAATCTGGTAGCGTCTCGGATAGGTCAAGGGCAATTCGCACGGTGTATAAGTCCCTGCTGACTTTATAAAGCGCAAGCACACGAGCCGCCTCGGTTGCCGCTGATGCTTGAGTGACTAGCAAAGCGTCTCTAGTAATTTCAACAGCAAGGCTATATTGATTTTTTATTGCTGCATCTTCTGATGATTCGGTTAATGTTGGCTGGGCTAATATGTTGCGCCTAGCGTCAAGAACTGCTCCAGCTAAATCAAAGTCCTGTACGGTATAATTTTTTTGATAATTAACTCTGACTCTGTAGGCCGGTATACCTTTGTCCGTGTCGTTTGTGCGGTTATGCTCAATGCTTATAATGTTGTTTGTATTTATTTCAATGTTTGCCGCGCCTGTCGGAGCGTCGAAGCGCCCCATTCTGAATAATCCCGTAGCATCAAAACCATAATAAGCACCGATTGATATGGCTATCTGATCCATCATGTAAATTGATGTTTCAGTGCTTTCCATCCACACGCCAACGACAGCAGAATTAAGCGTATCTAATGCTGTAACGTCACCAGCTACAATATCACCCGCTGCCACACCGCCTTTTAATGCTATGGCTTTTAATATCTGCGCGACGGTTCTATTCCCTGCCGCTGTGTCTTGTGTAGCATCACACGTCAAAAGCCCTGCTGGTACAGTTTTAATTCTGATGTAACCTGATGCTAAACATGTCGTGTATTTCCCTGCTGGTGGATCGTGCGCCAGCATGTCCGCAACGGTCGGCTCATCGGCATGGAATGTTAATGGAACACCTCTATCATAAACGTTACCTATTGCCGATATTGCACCATCGTTAATTTGATAAATAAGCTTTGAACTATTAACCATGATCGGCTGAATGTTAAACACTTGACCGAACAATAAAGGCTTAGGTTTTTTGGCTATGTCAGCAACACCCTCCACGCCTGCTGGTAGTGAGTTGTTGCCGGCATAAAGCGTTGTCTGTAATGGTTTATCAAGTATTGCTAATTTATCACGCACTAAAATAGTGGCTTTAGCAAAAGTAAATTCAACTTGCTCCATCGTGCCGTTTAAAATAGTGGTGAACGTTGAAAAGGCTGCGCCCTCCGCTCCGATCTTAATAACTAAGCTTCTACCGTCAAACGAATAAGGCAATAAATAATCTAAGCCGCCATCAATATTAGATAATTCAACAGCCCCATATCCTACTCGACTTGCTCCGCTTGTTGTGCCATTGCTGAACATGTTGCGGCTAATAGAGGCAGGGTTAACAATCCTAGCATCATAATATGTGTTTGCTGGTGTGTCGCTTGGCTCAGTAGTAAAGTTTTGAGACGAATATCTAAAGACCTCTGTTGTTCCAGCCGCACCTACAGCGGCGGTTATCTCAACTAAATAAATCATGATGATGCCTCTAGTTTAGCTTTTCTGGTTAGCTCTGATATTTCAGCTTTCATGCCTTTCAACTCATTAATCATTGCTACGTTAGCTGATGATTGAAGATTAACTAATGCCTGTAGCTCTATCACCTGTTCTTTTAATAACGTGGCCTGCACTTCGCTTGAGTCTTTAATCGATTGGGATATATTGTCAAATAGGCCAGCGGTTTGAGAGTGACTTGTTACATTGGCAGGTGACGTGAAGTTTATAAGCTCTGGACCCAATTCCCCCACCATTGTTAATCCATCGGTTAAGCCGCCTTTTGCCCTATATTTTGGGCTTAGTCTCCACATGTCTTTAGCTGCTAAGTTTGGGCTAGGATCACTATTGTATTTTGCGCTGTATTGCTCTGCAATACTAATAATGTACCCATTTACTAAGTCTGCTTTTGCTTGTGACGCTGCGCTTCCAGCGCCCGTTGCTCTGCTTGTATTTTGATAATCATTAACCAATTTAGTTACTTTTTCTTGTTTTAATGACAGTCCAGCGTCTAAAGCGTTGTTATATGCTCTTTTTTCTTCTGCCGCTGCGATAGCCGCGTTTTCTTTAGCAACGTTTGAAGCCTTTGCCGCTGCTGCCGCCGCAATAGCTGGGTCAGCTCCGCCTGTTGCTTGTGCAGTATTAGATATGGTGCTTTTAGTTGACGATATTAATTGAGCCAAACCGGTTAATATAGACTGTGCTAATGATGATGCTGAATTATAAGTCTGCAGGTCTGAACTATACTTAGATAATGCGCTAGTTAAGTCTGTCACGCTTGAGTTTACAGATGCGGTGGTTGAATCAAGATCAAACAATTTAGAGTTGCTTGCCCTTGCTACTTCTAATTGAGCATTCATTATCTCAATTTGCTTATCAACCGCGCTCATTCCACTTTTTAAACTATCAAGAACAGCATTATAGTCGGCTTGATAGGCGTTCCCTGTCGCATTGTATTTTAAAGAGGCTTCTAAAAATGATTTTGATACATCTGGCAAACTTGAAAGAGCGTCAGCGTTACCTTGAGCCGCTAATGCTGATGCTTCGGTAAAGGCTTTTTTTGTTGCTGAATAAATTTGGGCAGGCGATGCCGTTGGGTTTTTAGCGCCTGTCAATTCGTCATAATAAGTTCTTAATCCCTTGCCAAGCGCTGAAAACTTATCGCGCATAATAGTTAAGTTTTTATAAGCTGTTTCTAGTGCTTTTTCAGAACCTACAAGAGCTGCGCTTGCATCGGTTAATTGATTGATTGCGTTTGTGTATGACCTTGTTTCTGCATCCATGCCTAACATTGCTTTTTCACGCTCTAAAGATAGCGCGTGTTCGCTCTCGCCTAACGCCTTATAAATTGCTATCTGTCTATCGTATGACGTGTCTACAATCTTGTTTAATTCCGCAAGCTTATCTTTGACTATCTGTGCGCTTAATTCAGCAGCGTCCGCAAAGTCGCTAGCCATAGCCAAAGCTAATACATAAATCTCCCGACCTCGTGCTGTAGTGTCATTTTTTAAAACATCAAGCAGCGCACTATAGTTAGCTTTTGCATCAGTAACCACGCCAGTTGTTGCGTCAAAAGTTGCATTTAATATAGGCATTAACAACCCAAGTTTTGCAAAGCTATCATTTAATGTTTGAGTCTTGCTAACAAGCTTGTCTTGATCTGCAAAATAATCATCAAAATAAGTGGCTAATGAATCTTTTAGCGCCGATATACCGCCAGCCGTAACTATTAAGTTGCTGTCTAATAAAACACTAGCCGCGCCTATATCTTTTAGACCTTGCTTAATACTTACCAAGCCCTTAAAAGCCTCGATTGCATCATCAGCCGTACCGGGCAACATGCCCATAATCTCGTTTAAATCTTCCATTTTGGATGATGCAATTATTGACTGTACAACCATTTGCTTTTCAATGTCGCCTGTTTTTTGAAGTATCTCTGAATAGTCAACCGCCGTCATTCCAAGAGTCTTAAGCTTTGCCTGTGCAGTAGCAATGATGACAGTCACGCGCATTAAGGTCTGATAATACCCTTCGTTCTCTAGTTGCGACTCTAAAAACTTAGGGTTAAGTAATGCCATTTTGTCGGCAAGTTTTGCCATTGTCGCTGTTAATATCTCGCCATTCTTTTTAGCATCACTCCCCAAAGGTATGCGACCAAGATCAACATTAAAACTATTTAGCTTTGCTTGTATAGCCAGCCCGTCATCCCCGATGACCTTTGCCGCTGATACTATGCTTTGCGCTGTCTGAACAATAGTATCTCCAATAGCTTTATTAATATCTTTATCTAATGCTGAGTAAAATGTCTGTATGCTTGTTTTTGAGTTTTCAATCAACCCCCATAAATATGATGTAGTGCTTGTTACTAAAACATCCGTGTATTGTTGAGCCGCGACTATTCCATCCTCAACAATACTTCCTAGTGTTTGACTAACAAACTTAATGCCTGAGCCTGCGAACTCGCGTTTTATTTTAGTTGAGCCTAAAAATGGATCAAGAATAAAACCCATTACGGAATTTATTACACTGCCAATTGCAGGAACAAGCTTTCCTAACGCTGTAACCAATAACGATATGCCTAGCGACCCAGCTGCGGCTGCGGCTGTCATAAATCCAGACGCTAGTCCCACGCCAATATTTGCGGCGCTTATAGCTCCCCCCGCAACACTATTTTGTATGGAATTGCTTGCTGTTGTTGAGCCAATGCCTAGCCCTGTTTGACCTTCTAAGCCAAACTTTTTAATCGCGGCATTATTTATTGAATTATTTGAAACAGCAAGCATAGCTAAACTATTAGCCATGCCTTTGCTGTAATCAAGATCCGCATTAGAATTAGAAGAAATATTATCAAGAGCATCAAGAATTGAATTGGACATTTCATTACTACCCAGCACAGTGCCGCCTAATGACGCTGTATAAGCTTCTTCTTGCTGCTTTTGATAGTCCGCGCCTGTCATTTGTGGCGCTGCTGATGCGCTGCCTGACATAGCCACACCAATAGCCAACATAAAAGCTAACATAGCCGCGCCTGTAGCAAAGCCAACAGGAAATGGAGCTGCTGAGGCTGCCGCTACCGCTGCTGTTCCTGATGCCGTTGCTTTTGCTCCGTCCGCTGCTGCATTTGGAGCTATAGATGCAACATTTGCCGCCTGTGCCGTAAACAAGCCTGTAATATATGCCCCAACTTTTGCAGCATTATCAGTTATCATTTTGACCATTGACATAGCAGATTGAGCCATTTCAAACGCTCTAAATACTTTAGTCGCTACGCCTAAAGCTTTATAACCTGTCGATCCTTTTTCAAAAAATCCTTGAGCCGCTTTTGTCATATCGCCATAAGATTTAACTTGAAGCTTATCTTGTTTAGATGCCGCGTCTGAGATTGCTTTGTCTTTCTTGGCTTGGTCGCCCTTGCCGTCATTCATTTTCTCGATAGAAAATAACTGCTGCTCTAGTCCGTCTGTGATTGCTGCTTGTGACTTTTCATAAGATGCAAAGGCAATGCCCATGTCACCGATTGACGCGCCCACGCTACCAAAAGCATCAGACAAGCCTGTGGCGGCTTCTCGTGCTGCGTCTAGGTTAGCTGTGAGTATTAGCATTTCTGCCGTTGCTCTTTCGTTAGCTGCTGTTTGAGCTTCGCTAATAGCTTTGATTCTTTCCTCTGCTGCCTTGGCTATTACCTCGTCCTTGCTGCCCTGGGTAGTTATATCAAGCTGTGCCATTTGCTCAGGTATTAATGCTTTTTCAGCTTGAAGCCCTGCAATCTCTGACTTAAGTCTAAGCTGTTCGGCTAAAGTTAAATTATACTTGTCAGCCGTGTCTAGCTCTGCTTGTGCCGCTGCGATCTTAACGTCAATAGTCGCTGCATCTTGGGCAATGATAGCCGCTTGAATAGCTCTTGTTTTGTCTAATGATGCAAAAAGCGCGTCCTGTGTTTGTTGAGTGATTGTGTTTTTAGTGGCCTGCTCTGTAGCTGATGCCATGCTGGCCTTAGCCTTATCTTCAATCGCTTTGCGTTCTTCTGATAATGCTAGTAATTGTGTTCTTGATTGACCTTCTAATAATTTTCCAGTTATTTCTGATGCTGCAATTGTTGCATCTTGTTGGGCTCTAAAGTTCGCCTCTGCTTCTGCTAAATCCTTCTTAACTTTTGACGACTCTTTGTTTAGTTCGGTTTGGCTTTTTGTAATAGTTGCGATTTCTTTTGCAACAGGAATTTCTTTTTCTGTTACAGCAAGCTTTTCTTTTTGCTTTTTTAATGCGTCAATTTTATTTAATTCTACATTAACATCATACCCTGCAAAATCACCAACCACCGAACCAACTACGCCAAGGCCTTTAAAGGTCTTAACTCTAGCCTCTGCGTGTGCGATTTGATCGTCTAATGTATTACCCATGTTTCGAGTAAGGATATTTAAAGTCTCTGTTATTGATGTGACAATAGACTTAATAAACCCCTCGCTCTTATCATTTAAAAGAGCGTCCTCGAAAGTATGCCAAGCATCAGACAAGCCGCTAATTTTACCATTAAGTGTATCCATAGCCACTGTATTACTACCAGCCGCCATCTCGCCCATCTTAATAATTAATTTGTCGATTACATCACGAGTGATTGTGCCTTTTGCTGACATATCAGCTAGTTGTGATGTGTTTTTGCCTGTTACATCAGCCAATAGTTGATAGATAGGTACGCCACGCTCGGCTAGTACCACCATATCCTCTTGTTGCAGCTTGCCTTTTGAGTAGGCTTGCCCTAATTGCATGGTGATGCTAGTGAGCGTTTCTTGTGATGCCCCTAGCTTTGAGGCTTGATTGGTTAGAGCGGACATAACTTGAGCTGTTGGATTGATGCCCATATTCTTAAGCAACAAAAAGCTTTTAGTCAGTCCGTCTATTTCAAAAGGTGTATTTTTTGCAAAGTCATTAATAAATTGAAAT